CCGCCAGTAAACCTTCGAAATTTGCATTTGCATCTGACGAAAAATCCATTCGTCAGCCGACCACCTCATTTGTGCGGTGTTACCCTAATACTATTTCCTGCATTCGCCTGCGCCATCTGCTTGCGCCGCGAATTTGGAAATAGTATAAAAAAGGCGGGTGCGCGGAGCTTCAAACTCCATGCACCCGCTTTGCGTATATCAATAATTACTTCTTGTTTCCCCCGAACAGCCCCGTGATTCCGCCCAGAATCCCGCGCGTCACCTGCCGCGTCACTTCGCGGGTCGCGGTGTTAATCGCCGTATTCTGCACGCGCCCCAGCAATGAGTCGTTCTTCCGGGCGCGCGCGGCACGTTCTTCGCGCAGTTCATCCGCGTGCTTCCGGCGTTCTTCCGCCTGGCGTTCCTTCTCGGCTTTCTCAGCTGCCTTGCGCTGCTTTTCCGCCTCGTTCACCATCTTGCAGGAAACAAAGCCGAACCACAGCAGGCCAGCGATGAGAATGTTCTTCCGGATGCATTTGCCCTTCATGCGGCGGATGGTGTGATTGGCCACCTCCAGTGCAGCCTTGCTGTTGCTCAGGTCGATCAAAATATCAGTCAGTTCCATTGTCAATTTTCCTCCAGTAATTCGGGTCAGCCAGAATCAGCTGACCAATGTTGTTCTCGTCTCGACACGCCGTGATTCGCAGCATCACATGGGAATCGTCGAGTATCTTCTCAACAAATCCTTCCATAGGGATGCAGATTTTTGATTCATATGTCATCAAAACTCATTCTCATTCAACCAGCTCATCAACTGGTACCAAATATCAATGGTACGCATGTCGATGGACGTACGGGTAATCGTAAAGAGACCACCAGCCCCGTTCGGCTGATAGTCCCGATCCATAAACCGGGCCAGGATCGGTTCCGCGCGCTCTTCGCTGAAACGGGTGTCGTCCATGGCGGCCAGACCCAGGCTGACGACCATGCTCCAGAACCACTGCCCTACACGGTTGCCCATGCTGCGGTCTTCCATGATGTGCTCCTCGATGCGAATCGCCAGCGCAACCATCATCTCCAGCATAGAGCAGGGTACGCCCTGAAATACCGCATCGATCTTTCCGTACGGAATATTATTCTCCGATGCAAAGCGGTACCGCAGGTTGATGCCGTCCGTTGCCCGGCAGACATCCATTTCGCACGCCGGAATATAATCCCGGTTAAAAAGATACATCAGTAAGCGGTGAAAGCTGAGGTTCCGGGGTTCCCATTCGCCGCAGACGATCTTGTAGAGCCAGTCATAATACTGCTCCGTCTTCCTCATAAAGTTCATTCATCCTCCTCATTGTCGTGGTTGCCGGGCCAGTTCTCCCGAACACGGAGAATCTCGTAATCCTTGTGGTAGTTGTGGTTGCGGACATGAACAGCGCTCAGTGCAAACTCGCCCATGCGGTTCAGCGCCTCGTTGCCGATGATCTTCGGAATATCATCTTCGTCCACGGGCTGATTCTCCGTATCGAACACCAGCTTTCCGTCTGCGTAGTAGGTCAGGAAGGAAGTCTCGTAGTCGTCCAGCTCACCAAACTGATCCGGCTCAATGACTTCGATGCCCTCATGTGCCACCACATCTTCCGGGTCAGATTCGGTACGGTACTTCCCGGCCAGCTGTTCAAAGCTCTTCTGGGTCGCCCTTTCTTCGATGGTCTTGTCCATATCGGCTTCCTTCTGCCGCAGATTCTCACGCTCGGCCTCGTACTGTTTGCCGTAATAGGTCTCGTATTTCTTCTCGAAAACGGTGTGCATCACAAGGGCACCTGCCCCAAAACCTGCTGCAAAGAGCAGAATATCACGCATGGTCTTGTTCATTGTCGATGTCTCCTTTGATCGTCATCATGGTAAACGCCAGTCCGCCAAAGAAAAGGGAGACACTCATCAGAATGCCTCCCACCATGTGGCGCTTGCGTTTGGTATCGGTCAGATAGTCCAGAAACAGGAAAGTGCTTTCCAAAGTTTCCATCGTTCCACCTCACTCAGAAAGAACCGCCAGACCAGAGACGAAGCAGACTCCGGCCATGGCAGCAAACAGGTAAGACAGTCTCTTAACGAATCTGGTCATAGCGTATTCCTCCAAAATATCAGTCTCAGATCTTGTCGATGATGGGCCCGTCACAGTTGAACCGCAGCATCACCGAGCGCTCCCCGCCGTTGATAAAGCTGTTCAGTGCCTCGTCACCCTCGACGTAGTTGGTCACACCAAAATCCACGTGGTTCTGTCGGGTCGGGTCGTTCGGGTCATAGATCCAGCCCACGATCTGGCCTTCCGGGGTCTTCAAGGTCACACCTCCGTGGGTGCCCAGAGATGCCAGAACGTCGTTCAGGAAAAGGTGACCCTGGGTGCGCAGACGCTTGTTTGCCGCCTGCTCCATCAGGAACAGGTAGTTGCGGTTCAGCATGTTGTCAGGCTGCCAGGTGTCCACAGTCTCGTCAAAGATGCAGGTATAGGGGCTGGTGTGCTGCATGGCGATGTCCTTGTATTCCTTGATGGTCTCCTCCACGCCCTGCTCGTTGGTGCTCTTGCTCTCGATCTCCACAGCCTTGATATTGTGCTCCAGCTCCTCCTGTACACGGCTGCCAAAGCGGTCGGATACACGGCTCTTGTACTCCTCAAAGGCCTTGTCCAGAGCAATATAAGCCGCAGTCAGGCTCGCGTTGCGCCTGGACATGATGTGGTGGGAACCGAACATGCAGCCCAGAGATACCGCACCCAGGGTGACCGCAGGCGCATACACCTTTGCCAGCTTCAGGCCGGTCTGGACGTAAGTGGTCGTAATATCGCTCTTGTAATCCTTTTCGGTGTAGGTCTCGCCCTCGCTCAGCTGGACCGTGCCATCCTCGATCTGCTTCTTGGCCGTGTGGATGCTCTCAACCTGAGCATAGTGCTCGGTCATAATATCCTGTGCCTTGATGGTCGCCTTGCAGGCCAGCACGGTAGCAGTCACGCCGCCAATGGCAGCGCCAACGATCATAATGGTGGGGCTTGCCTTCTTCAGCTTGTAGCTGCACTTGGATGCAGCACGGGTCATCGTTTCCACGATTTCGGTTTTGTCGATCTTTTTCAGGAACTTCATAAATATCAATCCTTTCTTATTGTTCAGCGCAGCGGTACAGGGCGAGGCAGCATCAGGCGATATCCGCCCGGGATGCCCTTGATGAACGCCCCGTCAAGGTTGTACCAGCCGTAATTGTAATCGGTGCTCTCGTTGGAAACGCCCATCAGATCCCACAGGTCGCCCACAGAGACCTGACCGTACTGGCGAATCGCATCGTACATCTGGGAAAGCGTGTCGTCTGCATCTCCGCGGAACTCAAAGTCCAGGTTCTGCAAGCTGCGTCCTACGGCCCGGTTCGGATTCCCCTGCCGGTTGCCGGAGCCTCCCTGATAATAGGTGTCGTAGCTGTTCCGTTGGGTGCGGGAGCCGGAGTAGTTGCTCGAAGAGCCGCGGGAACGGTCCTCGCCGAACAGTGCAATGCTGACCGCAGAGTTGAAAATGCTCCACAGGCCGTTCTTCAGCATGGGCAGCAGATAGTCCACCACGATGCGGTTCTTCACGGTCTTGAGGTCCTCGGCCAGGAACTCATTGGCGATCTTCTGGATATCGTTCTGCTCCTTGAGGGTCACTTTTCCCTTGACGACCTTCTGGAACTTCTTTTGGGGCTCTGCGGCAGGCTGCTGTCCGATGCTGCTCTTCGGCATGTTTACTTGTGCCATGTTGTCATCCTTTCAAAAACAAAAAGTAAGAGCCGCAGATTTCTCCACGGCTCTCGCCTTACCTAACATTACTTCTCTTCAGAAGTTTCCTCAACGTCCTCGTCAGGAACGTCCACCTGTGCAGAATCGACATTCTCGATCTTCCAGGGCTTCTGCCAGACGATCTTCTTCTTGGTCTTCGGCTTCTCCTCGTCCTTGTTCTGCTTCTTGGCCTTGTGCTTCCGGTACAGTCCGTATCCCACGGCTGCAACCAGACCCACAGCACCAACAGCGAGACCAATGCCCGAGCCGTTGCTCGAAGTTTCCTCGTTATCGATCATCTGAACATTCTCCTCCGGAACGACCTCAACAGAAGTCTCGTTCTCCATAGTAGTTTCGTTCATGTTCATCATTTCGTCCATTTTTGTTACCTCTTTCTTAAATATAAGTTTATAATGTCGGAGTATTACCTCCATAAAGGAAGCTGAATTTTTCGCGCCTGGTCAAATATCAATAGCCGCCCAGCCACTTCGGAGGCGTGTGATACTCCAGCGTCAGACAGGGCATCCCGTCCTCGTCCAGCCGGGACGCATAGAAAATATCAACGTTAAGCCCCGAATCCGTGTCCCAGCCCAGCAGGTCACCGTTGACGCAGTGGTCGATGCCCAGATAGTCGAACAGATCATTCTCGCTCACCCGGAAGTCACTGAGCAGCTGTTTGTTGACCCCATTGACGGCCTTTTCGATCATGGCCTTGGTCGTCCAGAAGTAGGTGTTGGTTAGGCTTTCCCAGCACTTCACCCGCTGGTCGTAGGAAACATCGGTCGTGGCAAGGTTCTTGGCAGGCTGGATGGTTGCCGGTTCGGGGCACTTGGCCATCTTTTCCAGTGCAATGGTCTCCCGGATCTCCTGTTCCTTCTCGGGACCGATGGCCTCCAGCACCTTGTCCTGATAGGTCTTGAGCGCGCTCTCAGAAAGGGTGCACGCCGCGGCCAGTGCAGCATTCCGCCGCTCGTCCACATGAACTGCGCCAATGACGCAGCCCGCAGACAGCACCATGCTCAGCGCAGTCGGCACGTACACCGGGCCTGCCGTCTTGACAATGGTCTTCACGTCCAGCTTTTCCACGCCCAGCTCCTGCTTTTTCTCGTCCAGCAGGTTCATGGCCTTGGGGGTGGCCGTCACAGCGAAATAGACCGCCGTAATGCTTCCCGTGATCGCCAGACCACCCAGGATCTTAGATGCGTTCTTGCCTGCGCTCCTGCGCACTGCCTTTGCAAATGTTTTCAGGTTCATCTTTGTACCTCCAAAAATTTATAAAAAGAAAGAGCCTACGATTTCTCGTAAGCTCTCGCCTTTCAGATATGTCCGTGCTGCTTCAAATTCTCGAAGCGGATCTCTGTTTCCTTCTGATTGTCACGCTCCATCCGGATGCAGTCTCCAATGTATTCGCACAGCCGAATCGGCTGCATGAACAGATACACTGCGATCGCGATCAGCGTCCGCAGTCCGTTCAGTGCAGTGTACTTCAGCAGCTTCACCATTGCCTGGTCCAAAGTTGCATAATAATCATGGTTGTACATAAATATCAATCTCCTTTGTTTGTCAGTTTGGATATCTCTTCCATAAGGGAGACTGTATTTTTCGCGTTTACATGTTCTTTTCCGCAAGCTGACGCTGAACTTCCTCCCGCACCATGTCCTGCATTTCCTCTTCGCTGCGCTGCTCCTCGATCAGGTCGTGGCCAAAGCTCAGGATCGCGCTTGCAGCCATCATGGCCACGGATGCAACTTTCCACCAGTTAATGTTCTTCATATTCAGTCTCCTTTTCAAAATTCAAAATGGTTCCCGTCTGGTCGGGTCGTAATCCAGATACTCCTTGATCGGCTCCTGGAATGCTGTCACATAGTACACTTCCAGTCCATCATCGGTTGTCTGCCGGGCATAGTTGAAGTCGATCCAGTAATATTCCCACTCGTTGCTCAGATACTCCGCGCACCAGCCCAGCATATCTCCTTCCGGTGTAAAGTCCAGTCCGGGCAGGAAGGAGCAGAAGTCATTCAGTGAGACTTCTCCATTCAACGCAAAGTTCCGGTTCACGTTGTAGAAGGCATCCATCAGCTCCGTTTCCGTTGCATGGAAATATCTTTTTGAGATAGGCTCGTAGCAGAGCAGTTTTTCTTCGTCTGTGCCTGCCGGGGCGGGGGTCTCCAGAACATCTTGCGTGTCCTTGTAAATATCTTTTTCTTTTTCCACGCCGATCTGCTCTGCCACCTGCCTGCGATACTCCTGATAGGTTTTTCCCAGTGCCATGTACGCCGCGGTCAGGCTCGCGATCTGCTTCTTGTTCAGCGCGTTTGAGCCCAGGATGCAGGCGATGGTGCCGCCGCCCAGAATAACCGCAGGAACGTATGCTTTCCAGCACATCAGAACAATTTGTTTCTTTGTCGGAGGCTCTTCTGCCACTCCAAACTCGTTTTCGTTGAATTTTGTCAGCTCCTTGTCAACTTCAAGTATGTGCTGTGCCTTCGTGGTTGCCCGCCCGGTTTCAATGGCCGTTGCCACCACGCCTACAGATGCCGCCACCGCCAGAATAGTTCCGCCGTGCTTGCGCAAGAATTTCGCGCATGTTTTCGTCAGTTTCATTGTCCGACCTCCAAATTTCAAAAGCAGAAGTTTATCTCTTCCGGAATCGGCCAACAGTTATCATCGCCTTCTTCCTCGGGGATGTAGCTGTCACCATTTATGGTGAATTCACCATTTTTAAGCTTATTCATCATAATAACTGTTCCGTCGTTACTTTCTTGTATAAGCCGCAGTTCCTCCTCGGTTAATTCCATACGCACACCAAGGCGCATCCATACAGATTTCTTTACAGCACTCATAATGTTCAACCTCCATTTTGAAAAAGAAAGAGCCCACGATTTCTCGTAAGCTCCACTTCGATTAGTTGCTTTCTTTCTTTTTCATCTTCTTAAAAAGCACGCTCTTATAACGATCGAATACCATCCGGTTGCGCTTGCAATACACTTTGTGAAACGTATCGTCCAGTTCATGTGCCGCTTGCATGTGGCCGTATTTTACCAAATCGCCCCATGCACACGCCATACTTACTGCGGCGAGTGCGTCAATCACATAATAAGCTGCAATGCAACCCCCAATTGCTCCAATCAATTTCTTCATAGTTTTGTACCTCCAAAAATATAATTCTGAGACTAACCATCTCATAAAGCGCACTGAATTTTTCGCGTCAGATCACATCAGCCTTCTTGAGAATATCCATCAGCTGCGGCTTGGTCATCTCTGCATCCACCACCAGATGGATCTTCAGCTTCTGCTCTTTTTCGCTCCAGTTCGCCTGAACCTCGCCCAGCTGTACCTCTGTACCGGGCAACTGCTTTTTCAGTATCTTGTTGATGACCTGCGAGATGATGCGGCGCAGAAAACTTGACCGGATCAGCATAATGTCCTCCATAGTGTTCAACCTCCAAAAATAAAAAATGAAAAAAGAGAGTGGAGATCGAGTCCACACCTCCACAATGAAGTGGCGCTCTACCATTTGAGCTATCTCTTCCATAAGGGAACATGAATTTTTCGCGGCTTGATAAAAAGATAAGAGGGCGTGATCTTTCAGATTTCGTCCTCTTCCAGATTGCTCTCTTCGTCTTTTGTGTCAACCCAATTGTTCAGTTTGCTCATCTGATAATACGCCCATCCGCACAATGCCAAGCTAATGCTTGCACATACGGTGCAGTATTTGAAATAAGCCCCATAAGTAATAGGTTTGTTCATAAAGTTCTTAATAGCTTTCATCATAGTTTTTCTCCTTTCAATGTAAGCCCTCTTACCTCCATAAAGGAAGCTGTATTTTTCGCGCCGAAAAGAAAGAGCCCATGCTTTCGCATAAGCTCCTCTCCGGGACGGCCCAACTCAAGTTGTGTTCAACCGGTCTATCGTCAAATATCAGTCTTTCGACGGCCGGAATGCCCGACACAACAGCCATACAATAACGGTTACAATCGCCATTGCAATTGCTGTCATGATCATCTGCCCAACCGTAATCGAATAATTCCAAATTTTCTTAAAAATAGATTCGTTCATATTACATTCTCCTTTTCTTGGGCCTTTGTCCCATAAAGCACGGAGAATTTTTCGCGTTTGGGCAAAAAGAAAAGAGCCTACGATCTCTCGTAAGCTCTCTTACTCATTTAGTGAAAACCGTTATGATTTCTTTATCTTCGTCGAAATGTTTCATAAGTTCATTGAATTCTTTTTCGCTGCAATGCGCATCGAATATAAATCCTGTAACACCTGTGTGCTTATTTTCAAAGTAATCATACCGCTCAATATAAGCGCCCAGTTGTTTTGCTTCTTCTTTGATTCGTTCGCCGCAGCATACCCTGCAATGAACTCTGAAATACTTTTCAACGTTAATAAGTACCATTCTTAATCACCTCCATAATATAAGCTGATTTTATCGCGTTTATTCTTTGTTTCTCTCTGGCTAACCAGGCAAAATAGTCATCGGTTTCAAGCTCCACGGTATCATGAGCTTCATGTTTTTCAATCGCCATAGTGTCATTACAGCATTCACACATAATCGTTCTCCTTTGTCAGATCAAACTCCGGTCAAACACGGTCTCCCAGCGTTCTTTCTTGAGGGGCTTCATGCGCAGTGCCCACATGATCTGGCGTACGGTCACAGTCGGGTACTCGCCCTTTGTGTTTTTCTTCTTGGCATGGCTGTCAAAATACTGCCGAAACCCTTCATGCAGATAGATCTTGTCGGTCAGCCAGGGGTCAATGGTGCTCCAGTAAGTAGCCTTGGTTTCCTCGTTGTACCGCTGCTGGATTACACACAGGCCTTTTCCCTGTTCCCGGTAGAGCGTACAGACACGGTACACCGGGTGATTGCATCGGTAAACGCTCCCGTAGTAGCTCGTCCACTCTTTTGGCGGTATGTCGTGATATCTCATAAAAAATAAAGAGAGCCCGCAGCTTTCGCCACGAACCCTCTCGGTTCCTCCTTTACTTTCTGTCCGTAAAGCCTCTTTTGATCTCATGGAGACCATCGTTCATTGCTCTGGAAAGCGGCGCTACACCGCCAGCCTCGCAGATCGACCAGTATACCGTCGTACCAATCGTTCCCAAAAACGTCAGGCAGCTGATGCCAAACTTCGCCCACTCAATGCGCCGTGCCTTCGCAGCCTTCTCCTGATCGTTGATGACCTCCTGGCCCTTCCGCCGTTCCTCATCCTCTTTCAGGTTCTGGTTGCTCTCCTGCTCGTCGCTCTTGAGCTGCATGTCGTACAGCTGCAATGCCATCTTCGCCGTGTTCGTGTACTCTTCCGTACCCGGTTTCAAGTCCTTGAGACTCTCCAGCGATTGCTTTGCCGCTTCCTTCAGCAATTCTTTGTTTTCGTAGTTTTCCATTTTGATTTTCTCCTTTACAAAGTAATTAGAGTTTCCTCCATTAAGCACCATGTTTTTCTCGCGTCAGGTCCAGTTTGTGCACCCGCAGCATGATGTACTTGTCGCCTTCAAAATTCTTCACCTCCTCATCCAGGCTCAGGCTCAGGTAGGGCCAGTCCGGGGAATCTTCCTCGCCGATCAGCAGCTCGCCCACTTCGTAAATATCACGGTAATGGAACCAGCGGTAGAGCGCCATCCCGAAGAGCAGCCCCAGAACGATGGCAACGAATAGCACAGCATAGTAGATGTACAGCATTTTGAAAATCTCCTTTTAATAATGTAGTGGATAAAACGGTCTTCTGCGTGATGAAAAAATAAAAGAGCCTACGATTTCTCGTAAGCTCTCTACGCCTTAGATGTCGTTGCGAATCAGAAACAGGTCATTTCTGCTTCGAGTTGCTCTCACAATTCCGTTCGCACGAAGCAACGCGATCGCATTGGCATAAGCCGAACGTGCATTCCTAGCATTCTTGTACTCGTCCGTATTCACGAACATCACTTTCTGATTGCTTTCGATAAACACGCGGACCTTGTCCATTGCGTTCACATAGCCTCTGTCGTAATTTGTTTTTACTCGGTAGCCCATAGTTTCAATCTCCTTTATTCATATTCGGAAGACATCCTTCCATAAAGCACAGGGAAAATTTCGCGCTGCTTCGTTACGGCCTATTCTAAAATAGAAAAAAGAAAAGAGCGCATGTTTCCATACGCCCGTTTTCCGGTCAGAATCCATCAGCGGATACCACACCGAACATCGTTCAGCATGAGGAGTTCTTCGCCCTCATTCCAGCCCGCATACTTGTCGTTATACGACTCGTTAAATGCGGCCATAATAGAGTTCATCATTTCCTCAAAGCCCTTCACAATATTCTCCAGCATAGTAAATACCTCCTAAAATTGTTTATTTCTTTCCATAATAGAAGGTGAAATTTTCGCGTCTGTGCAAAAAAAGAAACGCCATGATTTACTCATAGCCACATGCTAGTTACATCCTCCGTTAGCATTAACGGCGGCGATTTCTAAACTTCCGTCTCCACCCGTAGGCTCGCCATTTACTATTCCATTCCTTTCCATAATGCAGCATGTATTTTTCGCGTCTGCGTAAAAATAAGAGCCTGTGTTTCCACAAGCTCCATTTTGATCAGTGTTTCTTCTTTGTTCTGCTTTTCACCTCGTTTGTCTTTGCTCCGATCAGCTTTGCCAGTCTGACCAGAATCACAACGATCAAGATCCAGATAATCAAGTTAAACATATCAACATACCACCTTTCATAAAGGCGGCTGAATTTTTCGCGTCATGCCCGCTCCCGGCTGAGGATCCAGAAGAACTTGTGATAGAGGTTATAGTACATCTCCGATCCGCAAGGGCAGCCCCTGGCCCGAAGATTATTATAGGAGAACCCTTCTGTCACGCCCTTCAACAGGTATGATCCAACCGCTGGCTCTTTTAACTCGGCAATACAACTGTCAATCAGTTCAATGCGCTGCGAATAGTATGCTCGTACAAGGGCACAGCGTTCGGTCGGGTTAGAAGGGATGTTTCCTCTTACGATGCCGCCAATGTCATCTCCATGCGCTTCCCAACCGCTTGCCAGTGCAATGTTCTTTTTCCACTCAGGGTATTGGAAGCAAAAATGTTTCAATTCGTAGTATCGATGCCGAGATAAATGATACGGGTTCTTCTCGGAAAGCTCTGGTTTCTCGTGTCGCATCACTTTCCCTCCCATACATAACCGGTCTGTGCATATAGGAGCTTGGGCGAAATATAGTAACTTATTCTCCCGTATTTTGAATCCATCTGTTTGATATCAGTTATCTTCTCCCCATTCCTCGTAGCTTCACCAATTGGGAGCCATCCCGCAATGATTCCTGCTCTTACCCACGATGGATCTCTTCCATACACTTTTGCGGCCACTCGTACCGGGACACTTCCGGCTCCAAATACAGTCTGTTCCATTTCGTTTAACTCCTTTTTTGATTTTTACCAAGCTTATTTCCACATCTTGGTACTAAAAGGATGTTACTGGAAGAAACGGGAGTCTGCGTCATGCTTTTAATTTTTTCATGTATGAACCATTGACAGCCAGCAGAATATCGTTTAACCTAGAATAGCTTTCCAAATAGAAAAAGCCCGGTTTTCCGAGCTTTTTGTGCAATATTCTGTTCAATGTACGAAATATAGCACACCCATCGTGCTATACTGAGAAAAAAGAAAGGACGCGATAATAATGTTGATCACCTGCCCAGAGTGCAATCTTCAGGCCAGCGATAAAGCCATCTCCTGCCCTCACTGCGGATATCCTCTTCGTGCGGAACTACCCCAAACAATCGTAGCCCACAAAACCAAAAAGCGTAATCGCCGTAGACGCTTACCAAATGGATTCGGCCAAATTACAGAGATCAAGACTGGTAACTTACGGAACCCCTTTCGCGTAATGGTAACTGTTGGAAAGAACGAAGAAGGCCGTCCCATCTGCAAGCCATTAAGGCTATTTTGCTACCTACAACGAAGCCTATCAAGCTTTGCTGGATTTTCGTCGTAATCCGTTTGATCTTGGCAGCTCTACAACCCTCAAAGACTTGTATGAGAGGTGGTATAAAACCCGCATAGGCAAGGTCAGTCGTTTCACTCTCGCTCGGTATCGCACATCGTGGGATTATTCCTCGTCCATCCAGAATAAGCGAGTTTGTGAAATCAGAATTTCTGATTTGCGGAACTGTATCGAAAACGGTGTCATTCTGTATGCCGGTAAAGAGCGCCACCCTGAAAATAATGCTAAAGATTCAATTAAAGCACTTTACAATAACCTGTTTGATTATGCCGTTGCCTGCGGAATCATCGATAAAAACCCAGCCAGACAATTTACGATTGATTCTGGATATGTCCGAAAGCCAAATAGTCATATTCCATATTCAGATGAAGAAATCGAAATTCTGTGGAATAGTCTTGACAAGAGCCCTGTTGTTGATATGATTCTGATTCAGTGCTATTCGGGGTGGCGGCCTGGCGAACTATGTGACCTTCTGGTTGCTAACGTAGACCTGGAGCATAGGACCTTCACTGGCGGTAAGAAAACAAAAGCGGGAACAAACCGGACGGTTCCGATTCATTCCCGCATTTATGATCTTATTCAGGCCCGTTACGAAAAAGCCCTCAAAATCAATTCGCCATATTTATTTAATCATGTGTCTAAAGGTAAAAATGCCCACACTAACTACGCTTCGTTCGAGGCCAGACTCCTTGTCACTGTTAAAGAACTCAACTTAAATCCTGCACATACTGGACACGACGGACGTGTACATTTTGTTACATCCGCAAAGAAAGCTGAAGTTGACGAGTACGCTTTGAAACGCATAATCGGGCACTATATTTCCGACCTCACCGAACGTGTCTATACAGCTCGCAGTACCGACTGGCTACAAAAAGAAATCCAAAAAATCCCTTAATGGCTGTCGATTCATGTATGATCAGTGTACGAATCGCTCAATTTCAGGGCATTTTCTTTGCACTTTTGAAGCCTTCGTCGAACTTAATTTAGCGTATTAACGTTCATCTGCGTCCAATTCTTAAATAGAAATGGTGTTACAAACGTCAATGAGCACGGGATCCAGCGTCTTGGTCATCTCCAACGCCTCATCCACGGGGTAATCCACAAGGTGCTCACCCTTCATGCCGACGATGCGGTTGTACTTGCCCTGTTCCAGCAGGCAGACAGCGTGATAGCCCATTGCGGAAGCATTCACGCGGTCACGCAGAGTGGGAGAGCCACCGCGCTGGACATGGCCCAGAATGGTAGCACGGGTATCGATGCCGGTGCGGGCCTGGATCTCGTTGGCGATCTCCTGAGAGTGGCCAATGCCCTCGGCAACGATGACAATGAAGTGGCGCTTACCGGTGCGCTGCGTCTCGGTGATCTTATCCAGAATGTCGTGCTGCATATCGAATTCCTTTTCGGGCAGCAGCACAGCCATGGCACCGGAGGCAATGGCAACGTTCAGAGCGATGTAACCCGCATTGCGGCCCATGACCTCGACCACGCTGCAGCGGTCATGGCTCTGGGTGGTATCGCGCAGCTTGTCGATCATTTCCAGGGCGGTGTTCATTGCGGTATCGTAGCCGATGGTGTAATCGGTGCAGGCGATATCATTATCGATGGTGCCGGGCAGACCGATCATCGGAATGCCGCGGTGTGCCAGCTCACGGGCACCACGGTAGGAGCCGTCGCCGCC